CTTTATGGTCACGAATCCAGCCAGCTATCCCACCAACAAAATCCGTTACACCTTGCCAAGCCGATTTTAAACCGCCGAGAAAGCCGTCTAAAATAGCTCTACCAGCATTCCACAGATTGATATTTCGCAATCCGTTAAAAATACCCGTTACTTGAGAAACCAAGTTAGAGACACTTTGAACCATGCTATTCCAAGCATTTTGTGCACCTTGGACAATCCCATTGATGATACCTTGGATAGACGCTTTTAAACCATTCCAAGCTCCAACTGCTGTAGATGTAATTGTATTCCACAAGCTAGATAAGAAGTTCATGAAATTATTCCATGTGTTTTGTGCTCCCTGGACTAAACTGTTGATTAAGTTTGTAACCGTAGTTTTAATCCACATCCAAGCAGAAGAAGCTGCACTCTTGATAAATTCCCAAATAGCAGACAGAGCGTTTGACAAATTTTCAAACATAGCAATACCATAACCAATAATGGCAGTTACTACGCCTATAAAATAGGTTTTAATACCCTCCCAAACAAGACTAACAGCATTTTTAATGCCGTCCCATATAAGCCCTAAATCTGCTTGTAATTGAGTAAAGTTTCCAGTCACTAAATCAATGATCACTAAGACTGCACCCAGAACAATTGACTTAATAAATTCCCAAGCTCCTTGAAAAATCATCTTAACACCTTCCCACATCTGAGAAAGTCCATCTTTTATGCCGTTCCAAATATTTATAAAGCCGTCAATGAATGGCTGAACGATTGTCATGATAGTATGCGTTATCGCAGTCCATGCAGCGCTAACACCTGACGTAATACCAGACCAAAGATTCGAGAAGAACTCTACAATCCCATTCCAAGAATTTTTAATCGTATCAACTACTGCATTCCATACGTCCGTCACACCATTCCAAAGGTTCTTCGCACCATCAGAAATACCAGACCAGATACCAACAAAGAAATCAGCAGTTCCTTGCCATGCTTGCTTAATCCAACTCACGAATCCAGACCAAATTTTTTTGCCGATTTTAGTTTGAGTAAAGAACCAAACTAAACCAGTTACAACAGCAGCAATTGCAGCTGCTATAGCACCGATTGGATTTGCTACTATAGCAGCATTAAAGGCCAAAACAGCCACTTTAGCTACACTAATAGCTACAGTAAAGCCAGAAATAATAGCTTTAATCGTAGCTACAGTTTTAAATGCTAAAAATCCTGCTAATAAACCTGCCATCGTTGACTTGAGCACAGCCATTGCCGTTTCGTTACTTTTAAGCCAAGTTGTAAAATTCTTAATTGCACCAGAAGCTGACTTGATGAAACCTGTAACAGATTCAAATTCAGAACCAATAGCATTTACACTTTTCTCACCACCGGCTATACCTAACAAATCACTGACAAAGCTACCGATGATACCAGCTATATTCCCGATAGTAGATCCAATATTCACGAAAGTCACACGGATATTTTCACCGATATTAACAATTCTGGAAGCCAGCTTCTCATCAAGTCCAAGATAGCTTTTTAAAAAGTCTTTGTTGTCTGCTTTGTTTCCTGAACCAAAGATCATATCAGATAGTGCATTGAGAACACCACTGACATTAGCATAGATGTTATAAATTTTATCAGTGATACTTTTAGCAATTCCATCACCAAAGATAGCAGCAATTCCCTCTTTCAAAACTGTACCTATGACAGTCGGTAAGCCACGAAGAATATTTCCAACCATCGGGATGAAGTTTTTGAATAGGAATGTCGACGTTGTCTTTGCCAAAGCTTTCAGTGATGGCATGATGTCTTCACCAAGAGCCAATTTCCCCAGCACATTTTGAGCAGCCGCTTTCATAGAAGCAAAAGAACCACTAAAAGTAGTTGCCGCTTCTTTCGCAGTTGTACCAGTAATATCAAGTTTTCCTTGAATCGCATGGATAGCCTGATAGACATCAGAAAGATTGTTGATATCATATTTAACACCGGTCAGCTTAGTAGCATCTGCCAATAAGCGTTCCATTTCAGTTCTGGTACCACCATAACCAAGTTTAAGATTATCTAGCATAGTATAGTTTTGTTTGGCAAATCCTTGATATGCATCTTGAATACGATCCATGGATGTACCCATCTTATTGGCATTATCAGACATATCTACCATAGCCATATTTGCTATTTCTGCTGCTTTATTGGTATCTCCACCCAAAGACTGCAAGAGACTGGCAGAGAAGCCAGTTACATTTTCCATGTAAGCATTAGCGGACAGTCCGGTAGTGCGATAAGCCTCGTTTGCATAGGCTTTGACCTTATCAGCCGAACCCTTGAAGAGAGTTTCTATTCCTCCAAGCGATTGTTGGAGAGCCGCACCTTCTGATAAGGCTGCAGTAAAAGCCTTACCGATACCAGCCGCAGCAATAACACCCGTTACAGCTTTGACAAGAGTAGAACCAAGGGTTGATCCAGCACTTTTACCTGCTGCACTTGCTTCTGGTGAAATAGCATTTTGAATAGCTCCACTAATACCTTTAGCAGATGGCATAATCTGCACATAAGCTTGTCCTAATTCTGTTGCCACTAGTTCTCACCTCCAGTCTTGTTTAAAATTTTTGCTTTCGCTTTTTCAAATTCCTCGCCAGAAATAAAGACCATTTCATTGCTTTCTTTTTCTATTGCGGTTAATTTCTCTGTAATAGAAACAGGTCTATTGTTCCCTTTTTGCCCATCTTTGGTTTTAAACCATGTAAGCAGGGAAAGCCTATCTAAAATGCTGGCTTGTAAAAGAGTATCAAATGACACTCTTTGTCCAGACATCACTAACTTAATACGAGAATGTTCTCTGAGACCATAAGAAAAAACAGCTACCTGATAAGCAGGCAACTGTCTATAATCGTATATACGATACACCTCAGCAAGGTCGCAAATCAATGCGTCTTCATCTGCTTGTATCATTTTGGCGAGGAGGGCAATTTTTTTACCTTGTTTTGAGCTTCAAAGATTTCTTTAATAGCTTCTCCCATTTTGTCCATTGGCACAAGACCATTTTTATCACGCACATGCTCTTTCAAAGCATCTGCTTGATCGCCTAGTAAAAGTTTTAACAATTTAGGCAACACAAGAGGATTCGTATCCACTTCTGCGATTGCTTCTACTAGTTCATAGTTGCTTAGACGTTCACTTGAAATTTCAAACGAAAAACCTGATGTAGTCGTACCTTTAATTGATTTTGACATCTATTAAGCTCCTTTAATATATTCATAGTGCGTGTTCCCTTCTTTATCAGGAAACGCAGTAACAGTTGTCTCATAACCTACCGTTTCACCGTCTTTGTAGGCTACTTCTCCGATTTCGGTCACTTTTCCTTGTGGAATAACAATCCGTTTGAGTACACCACCTTTAAGGATAACCTCCACAACAAGACAATGGTCTTTTAATTCAGTAGAGTTTGCTTTGACAGTGATACCTGTTGCTAGTTCTCCCGTTACGTTGGTGTCTCCATAAATTTCTTTAAGTACTGCCAAGTTTAGCGCTTCGATTAGCGTGAAACCAAATGTATCTTTTTTTTCAGTTTGAGAAGAGTTAACCACATCTCCGCCCCAAGCCTTAATGTCTTCTGATTCTGGGCTATTCGTGTTAGTAAGTCCGTCCTCTGAGATGTAACCCAATGATTTAAACGCTGTATTAAGAGCTGTAGTTGCATCTGTTGGAAGTTCAGTACCTAATGGCGCAGAGTAAATTGCCCCACCGACTTTAGGTTTTGCAGTTGTTACATGTGATGAATTTGACATCTTATTCTCCTTTTCAATTTTAATAATGGTTAATATCAAATACTGCTTGATACCGGTAAGATTTCGTTTCGGTATCAGTATAGTTATAATCGCTATTTAACGAGACACCACTAATATCATCTAGCTCTATCAAGCCTTCAACAACATCTTTGACTTCTTCGTTTAATAGCGCAGCATCGTGCATAGACTTAGCGTAACTCTGAAAAGCAAAAGTTGACGACTTCAACTGATTTCTCTTGCTACTGCCTGTTTTTTCTATCACGACATATTTATCAGGCATTTTCGCCTGATGTTCAAAAAAAGACGGCACAGTTAAATGACCGTCAAAGTATTTCTTGATGATAACTTCAATCATTTAACGCACCGCCTTTAAAAGTGTATTGTTTTTGAGATTATCTTTCTTAGCTTTGCGAGTTTTAGCACTCACCATTGCATTTGCACGATTACGTCCAATATGGATATCCTGCTCATAGCCATCACCGCATCGGTTTTTGATATTGCTTGCGTGTTTTGTCAAAACTGTCTGCATAGCAGATGATTTCATCAGATCTGCCACGCCTGCACGATTAAGTTTAAATTTCATATTACTCATAACGTTCTACCATCACTTTCTTATTCCACTCAAGCGGGACCAGATGGTCAATACCTTCTTGCGGCAGGCCAATTGTGCTCCAGCGTTTGCCAAAAAAGCGAACCTCTTTATCCGTCCAATTGTTCCTGTCACCCTTCGGAATAGCCAGCGTATACTCTGCTTTCTTTCCGGTCAAATTGAGCTGGTTCGTGATGTCTTCTGTACTAGACGGACTGACCAGTACATTTTCGACTGGGATTTCTGATTCTTCGTAAGTCGGCTGCCCAAAAGGGTCAGTTCCCGTTTTACTCTTACCAATCAAAATCACGGTCATACCTTTAATCCGTGTCATAGATTTCCATCACCCCAAATCTTTGTCGCTTCAATCCCAAGCGCTTCAACTCGTTGTCCTTGATAAACAGTCCACCTCCTGGAACCAAATAAGATCCACTAAAAGAGTAGCCTAAGGCACTCTCTGTCATTTGAGTCATTGGTTCCTGATCAGTGGATGTCATCAAAGTCCGAGCGACTACGTCAACCGTTACAGATTTGACAACCTGAGCATATGACGGACTGTCTGCGACCAGCTTATCAAGGTCTTTTCCGACTTTTTCAGCTTCAATACGCAACGAAGCAGAGACAACTTTCAACAGTGCCTCAGCTCGTTTTTGTTCATCAAGCTTTAAAGGTCGCCACAATTCCTGCAGCTCATCTACTGTTGCAAAGTCCTTCATATCTTTTACCCTTCGTGTTGTTCTAATAAGGCAATCAAGTCTGATTTCACTGCTTTGCTATCGTATTCAATTCCAAGTTCATCAAGTTTAGACTTGATTTCAGGAACAGTCAGCTTATAGTCCTCTTTAAGCTCCGAAGCGGGGACCCAATCCCCGCCAAGTTCGCAGTCTGTTTCAATACTTGCAAGAGTTTCTTTATTAATATATTCCATATTAAGCCTCCACACGAGCAAATGCTTGCTCATCAAGAATTCCCCAACCAGCATATACTTCTGTACGCAGGCATACTTCTCGATAACGTTTCAAGTCTCGACCTGCTCCGTCAGGGTCGCCGTATTCAATAATTTCAAGCGGAATATTTTCTGCATATCCCCACTTCACCGCATTTTCAAAATCTCCCACGATAACATGATCTTTTTTAGCTGTACTTGCAACAGTTGTCAATGTTTTATTAACATCAGACTTCATTCCGTAAAATGAATCTGGATTTTGACCAAAACGATATTCAGGATATTGAACTACCCCGTTTACTTTAATTTTACCAAGTGCCGCTCCTGCTGCTGGAGATAACGCAATTCCGTTCACTTCACAATCATTTGCTGTAATAGTCGCAACAGCAGCATCAATATTTTCATCAATTTTATCCGTTTCAAAAGTTACTACATTTCCTGTAATTAAACCATCAAATGAGTTTGTAGCTTTAAAAGAAGCATCTGTCATTGATTTTGGTTCTAGTCCGTGGAATGAAGCGATATCAATTGCTTGTGCCACTTTCTTAGCCAAACCATCAATAAATGATTTAAGATATGATAATTGTTTTTCTTCTGAACAATGTACAAATTCTTCCGAAACCCGTGCTTGATAAGTAATTAAAACTGGTTTGATCACTTTTGGTTTCATAGTTGCATTTCCAGCACTTGAAGGATTTCCTTCACCTACAATTTCAGCGTTTCCTTCAAGGTTGAATACAAATGTTTCTGTACCAGTAAATGGAATAGGTTCTTGTGTGGTAAGTTTCGCAAGGGTTGAATGCCCTTTTACTTTACTAAAAATATCTTGTACTGTTTGTACAGGGAACAGATCCCCTGATTGCAATGTTGCCATATAATTATTCTCCTCTCATATTTCGCAGCATTCCTCTCAATGCTGCATCTTCATCATTGCCTAAATTAGGCTCATTATCTTTTAACGGTGGTACTGGCTCTTTAATTTTCATAAAACCCGCCAATTTTTCTGCATCTGCCTTGAGTGCTTCTTCGTCGTCTCCTTGAAGTCGAGCGGCTAAATCAAGTGGCAAACCATGCTCCAGCGCTACACGAGTTCGCAGCTTTTCTGTTTCAAAACCTGCAATTTGTGATTGCAAATCTGCAACTTGCTTATCTGCCTCTGCTTTTGATTGATTAGAAGCCTCAATAGATGATTTCAAGCCCCCGTTTTCAGTTTCCAATTCTGCTACACGAGATTTCAGCTGGTCATAATCAGAATACTTCTCTTTTTCACGAACCAAACGCGACTTGATAGCTGCATCAAATTCTTCTTGTGTAGTAATTGCTTTAAATTCTGACATTCTTATGTCTCCTTTCTCCTGCTTCCCCGGCAGTTCGGTAATTTTTTTGAGCATTAAAAAAGCCGCTTTTTAGCAGCTCCTCTAATAACTAATTTTTTGCTTTTTCTTAGGCTTGGTTGTTACACAAGCCCAGTGCGCAAGCAAAGCACTATCCATAAGACTAATATCCATATCACTAAAATGAGACCTATAACCAAAACCACCATTTGAGCCAATATTCCGCTTATCGCAGTTTGTTGCAACTTTAGCAAGAGATGGCTGACCATTATGACAGATAGTATGCTGATAAATCCCCTGTTCCCACAGTGAATTAGCAGTGATGATTTCTTTGACTGTTGGCAAGATGACATTTTTAATCTTATAGTCTTTTAACTCATCATCTAAAACTTTCTGCCCACTTGCACCATCAACCACAATTTGCGACACATCCGCCTGTTTCAGAAAAGCAACAATCCAATGATTGCCGTTTCTCACAGATTGACAGTCAATTGTCTCAATAAAGATTCGCTTATCCGCAGTTCGCACAGCAATACTCATTGATACGTTCGTACCGTCTTGTCCATACTTGATACCAACAAATAAGCGCCCTGATAATTTAGGTATTTCCTCAACTTCAAGCGCATTCCATTCTGTTTCAGAAATAGCTGATTTTTGATTATAGGTCGGCCAAAAACCCAACCGCTGAACATTATGGTCAAGTTTATCCTCGCCAAGTTCAGCCTCTATCTTCCGCTCGTTTAAGTGGAATCCCATTGAGGGGTTGGAGTTGTACCAAGCCTCAACATCATCAATCTCTTTTTCCTCATTTACGGACCATTCAGCCCAACCAGAATATTTTCCTTTACCAAATAAACAAGCTTCACGATATTTTGTAAATACCGTCCCACTTGATACTGGTGTCGGAGGAGTACCACACATGATAGTCATTGGATTATCACTATCAGTCACCGTGTACTTAAGTGCTGATTCCTGCTCCGTTGTGTACTCCTGTGCTTCATCAATGATAATAAAGTCAAAATAGTTTTCATTATCAAGAAAAATATCTTTAAAATCCTCACCGTCCTCATAACCCATTTTTTCCAAATATCGCTTCACTTTTTCAAATGAAGAATGGGATGTGCTAATTCTGTGAGCAGTATGAAGCATGTTCAAACCATGTTCAAGTCCCCACAATTCAAGAATATAAAGAATTTCACTCTTCCCATTTCGTCGAGGAATAGAATAACCAAACTTCTGATGTACCCATACCCCAGTCTTATCAACAGCCATAATAGCCTTTAATAAATTCTGCTGCCATGGATAACTAGAAAGCCCAGTCCGCTCATAAATATCAATAGCCTCTTTATATAATGATTTCTTCTTAGTATATGGAAGAATTACCGATTGAGTAGGATTCTGATTGCCAAGCTTTTTCTTAGTCCTAGCCATAACCTTTCCTTTCAATCGTCATTGCATGATAACCCTATCGCTGGGAGATATCGGATCACCTCCTAATCTTTAATAGCCCGATTTGAAACTTTTGCATATACATCTACATAAGTTTCTTTCTTATCACCGTTATGAGTAATTTCTGCATAGTCACCGCACTTCTCGTTTGATGAAATTGCATTCGTGCTGACAAGTGCCTTCCAATTCTGCAAGGTTTTACTAAACCAGACGATAAAGCATTCCTCTGCTTTAATTTCACGGCCTGAAAGACGCGAAAATTCTTGTGATGCTAATTGTTTTGCTTTTTCTAACATTTTTATTCCTCCGTTTTTTCGTATGTTTCAGCAAAGATATCCGGCTTGCATGGATAAAATTCACCTTGCACGCCTTTGATAATGTAATCGCCGACCGATGCTTCCATAATCCCTTCTAATGTTCTGATGAACATTTTACGAGTTTCTATTTCATAGTTAATTTGTGACTCACCCATAAAATCAGCAAGGTCTTTGACGTTGTTCCCTGTCCATTTTACCGCTTCAATCACCACAGGTTTCTTTCTGTATTTCATTTTCTTTCTCCTTTTTGAGCATAATAAAAGCACCCTTTCGAGCGCCATTCTGATTATTTTTTTCTATTTGATAAAAATTCTTTCCAATACGGATTTTCTTTATCAAAAATTTCAACTTCCTTGTCCATCATATTATGTGGATAGTCCACAAACAAGTTGTAGATTTTTTTCTGGTCAAAACTAAACAAATGCTCACCTATAGCATCTAGTTTATCAATCCACCAAACTTTCGAAGCTTCATTTTCTTTATAAAAGTCACTATAACCATCTAAATGAGATTCAGACCATATTCTGTCATCTTCTTGATTAGCTAATTCAGATAGTTCTTCTAAAAAATCATCGTTATTTGACATAGCCCTTATCTCCTTTATTTTGCTGACCTTTCTTAGTATTAATAAATCCTAGAATCTTTTGAAATTCTTCATTTTCTCCTAAACTATCAGAATCTATTAATACATTCGGAACTTGTAATTTTTGTCCATACACTGAATGAGAACGTTGACAACCAAAGCGCTCTTTTAAAACTGCATTGGTTATAGGTTTAAACCCGTTACCTTCAAAAGGAGCTTGCAATTCTAAGTATTGGAACCGCCCCTCTTTTTTTCGCACAATTGCCGCATGCTTTCCTGTTGCTAAATAATATTCTTTGTCATCTTGCATTTGACCAATTAATTTTTTAACAGCAGTAAAGTCGTTTGTATCTGCAACAACATGCGAATTAACACTCGGTAACTCACTAATGTTTTTGATGTTTAGCATGCTTGCAAAAAAAGTTCTGCTTTTTCCATCACGATAATCCAAAACATCGAAACCTGCTTTATTGCCAATATAGGCCAGCGCAAGAGAAGAGCAAGACCCCTTTGTCTGGTCTCCCCCTCCAACAGCTTTAATAATTGCTTCTTCAGTCTTTTTTACTTTAGATCTCTTGATAGGATTAACTTTAATTCCATGTTGCAGCGCGCTTTTTCTAACAACGCTGATATTCTCTTCTTTGTTTAACCCTTTCCTTTCTTTAATCTTATCACTATCCTTTTGTTTCCGCCATATTTTACTCCAAACATCCTGAACTTTCCCATTTTTAGGGTCATAATCAACTATGCAACGACAGCGTTGATGTCTCCGATAAATATCTTTTGGAACTCGTGGATATTTATAGATACCTTGAACCTCTTGACACCAATCACAGCACTTAGCGACTGACTTTCTAACAACTTCAGGTTGCAATCCTGCCTTGTGATGAAATTCTGCATTTTTCTCAATACTATCATCCACAATGCTTTGAGTAAAATTAACAATTGGATCTTGCAAAATCCACTTAATATCATCAAAATCCTGTTCAGAAGAAACACGATTGACGATTCCATCAATTCTATCCTGATTCAATGCAGGTATTTGTGTTTTGAGGTGAATATTAGTGCGTTCATTCAATTGTTTTTGAACATCACTAGCATAACTACTCACAAGCTCATAATTCTGCCCTAGCGTGCCTTCTAAGAGGCGTTTTGCAATATTGTAATACAATTTACCGTCTGGCAACTTATCGGCGCTTAGAGAAGCTCCTAGAGCCTTTGAAAGAATTTCCCCTATTTCAATCGCAAAATCATTAACAGTCGTGTAAGTCGCTT